CGACGCCGACGAGGGCGGCGAGATTATCGAGATTGGCGCCCGTCGCGTAAGCCACCATCAACTGCAGGGCGCGATCGTTAAATTGCTGGCGCAGGAGCATTTCGCGATAGGCGAAGACTTCAAGGATCTTGACCGCCGGATCGGAAGCGACCGTGGCATCGAAAGCGGGCAGGAGCTGGGGCTGCCGGATCAGATCGAGCAGGTCCGCGAAGATCATATCGAACGATAGCTGCTCGATCACCGTCGGCGCGGGAAGGCGCGACAGGTCTACGGCAGTGGAGCTGGCGAGAATATCGGGCATCGCCGCCATGTCGCGGCGGTGGTGTGGGGTGGGCTAGCGTGTCGGCTTGTAGAGATAGTCTCTACAAGCGCGCGAACGTCTCGATTGAGGCATGCGAAGCTGATAGGGCTGCCGCGTGATCGATACGCTCCCGCGCGGCCTAAGCCCCGAGTTGCTAGAATTCTGCAGCTCAATTTCGCCCGAGCGCCCCAAATTCGTCCGCTCAACCCCGCTGCAGGATGCTGGCCCATCCGCATGCTTTTTGAATGTAGCGCGGAGAGTGCTTGCCCGTGGTGGCGGCACCGCTTTTGGCTGGGCCGTGTGGCACGTCCGAGGCGCATATTTCGAAGCTGAGCACCACGGCATCTGGCGCAAGCCTGGCGGGGAGCTGCTCGATGTGAGCCCCCAATTAAATGGCTACCGCAAGATCCTGTTTCTTCCCGATCCGAAAGCCTTCTATGACCCCGGCGCCTTTCGTCCCAACGTCATGAAGGCCGAGTCCGGCAGCGTGTTAGGCGAGGCATTCGTTGCGACCGCCTTGCGACGCTATGAGATACTAAATGCAGTCCGGCCGCCGGGGATAGTCGAGCCTATCGTGCCGCAGCTTACGGCCGAGGATGCTCTAGAGATCGCCCAGCTTGACGCCAGGCTACGACAGCTGTTCGCGGAACTCGGGCAATCTCAATGATTGTCCAGCGATGTGCCGCGGGAGTTCACTGGTCCGCGATGTGCGCGAGCACCAGGTCAACCATCGTGCCACGTTCGGCCTCAGTGAGTCCGAGCAGTTCGCGCTTAGGATAGCGCACGGCGCGCGCGCGCGGGGCGGGGCGATCGGGGCGCCCTTCCTGGTGAACCCATGCGATCTCGGCCGCGCGACCGCTGAAGCCTACCCAGGCCTCGCCATCGGTAGCGCCACTGCGAAGGTTCCGACCGTTGCGCAGCTTGCGGAACATCGCCTTCTGGCGGATCGAGCCGCGCCTGCGCAGGCGCCCCTTGCCCCCAGCGACGTCGGAAGTGGGTAGCCACTTGGCGACCTTGTCCCAGAAGAAGCTGCGTATCTCGCCAGCCTCCTGGTCGAAGCCGGTCAGAAGCGGTCCCTGGCGCACCCAGCTTGCCATGGTGACAAGGCGGGGCTCGGCCGCGCCCTTGGGATAGAGGAATCGGAGGGGATAGGCGCCGGGCGCAGGCGGGTCCTTGGGCTTGCGCGGTGCGAAAGCGGATCCATCGGGCGCGCGCTGGCGCGCGATGCGCTCGCGCTGGCTCGTGGCGATCTGGCGCGCGACCGTTCGCATGATGCGCCGACGCTCCCCACCTGACACACTGCGAAGCATGGCGCCGCACAGCTCTTCGATCCGCTCGAGGCCGCCGTCTGCCATGCTCAGGCTGCCGGCTCTGGGTCTATGACGGGGAAGCGGAGGGTTGCGCTCTCGGCGTCGAATGCTGGGGCTGGGTTCGCATCGCCAAGGTGCTTGACCTGGTACTTGCCGTTATTGCCCTGCGAGACGAGCACGCGCTCGGACAAGTCGAGGAAGATCGAGACGTCCGCGGTCTCGGCGTCGAGGATCTCGGACTCGTATTTGATCGGCTCGTGGGGGTCGCGCTCGAGCAGTTCCGGCTCGGCCTGCTGGATCCAGATCAGGATGGGCAGGATCAGCGCGTCGATATCGCCGGCATAGTCCTGCACGACCAAGTTAAGGGAATAGCGATATTGGAAGGAAAGCGAGCCGGTGGCGCGCGCGAGCACCTTCCCCTTGTCGATGAACATCGACAGGATCTCGGGGTTAGCCTTGATCGCGGGCACCTGGGCGAGCAGCGCCTTGCGTAACGATGCGGGCTTGTGAAGCATGCTAGTCCGCTCCCACGGCGCGCGGGCAATCAGCGCGCAGCGTCATGCCCTGCGAGGCGAGCACCTTGCACTGCAGGGCGACGTAATCGAGGCGAAGCTTGCCCGCGACGTCGTACAGGTCGAGCTGGCTGGCGAGCGCTAGGCTTCCGTCCTGGCCGCCGTCGCTATTGCGGCGCGGCAGGGGAAGGCGCGCCGGCGTCTGCAGGTCCGACGCCGGGATTTGCGCCATTGGCTGTGGCGGCGGCGGACTCGAGGAGCTGCACGCCGTCAGCATCGATGCAGACATTGCGATAGACAGGGCGCTCAGTGACGGTGTTGGTTTCACGATAAATCTCCCGCATGGATCCGGCTCGAGCCGCCTCTGCCCTGGCCTGGCCGGCGCCGAGCTGATCGACCTTCAATTCCCGGCCGGCGCGCTCGAGCAGCACCGCAGCGGCGATCTCGGCCTGCTTGTCGCGCTCGATGGCGGCGCCATCGCTTCGGCCATAAGCATAACTCCCGCCGAGCAGCGCGAGAGCGACGATCGCCAGCAATATCCAGCCGCCGGGCTTCATGCCGAACGGCCCGTGCGCATCATCTTCTCGAGGCGGAGCGCGCGCGCACCGACCTGGCGATGCCAGAGCGATGCCCGCATGCCCGCCTCGGCGCCCACCCAATCGCCCGCCTGCACCTTGGCCAGCGTGTTCTTGAAGGTGAGCAGCGTTCCGATGCCCATGTTGAAGCACATATTGAGCAGCACGCGCTGGCGGACATCGTCGAGCGTTCGCCACCAAGGCAGCTTGCGATCGAGATCGGCCTCGCTGCGCTTGATATCGTTGGCGAAGAGATGATCGGACTGGGCCTGGGTGATGCCGTCGCGGATGGCACTCGCCTTGGATATACCGAGCAGGCGCGTTTCTTCGGCGGAGATGCCGACATCGTCGAGATTGCGGCCCTTGCCAATCGACAGCTTGCCCGCGGTGCAGCGATAGACCTTGAGCTTGTCGCCTTCGTCCCGAGCAATTTCCCGCGCAAGCGCGCCACGATCGTAGTTCATGCCCTCTTTCCCTTGAGACTGTGCGAATTGCGTGAGCGTTTCGGATCCTCGATCAGCACCGACTGCGCGCCGGCGCATGCCGCGCGCAGCAACTCGGCCGCAGAGCGCACTCCTTGGCCGCCGGGCATTGTTTCGAGCCTAGCCGGCATCGACCGGGCTCCCGGTGATCTTGATCGCCAGCGCCATGAGGGCACCGGACAGGGCCTTGTCGGTAGCGAGGCGATCCTTGTCATAGGACAGGCGCTGCTCGTCGAGTTCGCGGCGCTCGGCGCGATCTTCCTTGCGTTGCTGGAGGAGGATCCAGCACATGATCCCGAAGGGACCGGCATTGGCTAGGGCAGCGATCAGCGTGTTGGTGTCCATGATCAGTCCCAGAGATTGACGAGGGTTCGGGTTTGCGGCGCAGCGGCCGCGTCCAAGGGAATTACGACGGGCGTGCCGAGCGGGAGTACCGCGCCAAGATCGGCGAGCCCCGGATTGGCGGCCAGAACGCCGGCGAGCGCGGGCGGGCCGAGGCGACGCTCGCGCCAGAGCAAGGCGTCGAGCGTGTCGCCCTGGCGGGCGTGGACGGTGTCGGCCATCAGATCAGCTCCACGACGGTGCGACCTTCGCCGAGCAGATCGCGCACGGCATGAATCATGTCGCGGCGCAGCTCGCTGATCGCCGAATCCATTTCATCGACCTGGCGCTGCCCGGCGCCGGTCAGGTCGATATCGCGGTAGCGCTCGACCAGCTCGACCTTTGCGGCTGCGCCGATGGCGGCGGAGTAAAGCTGCACAAATTCGCTCTTGCCGTCGATCTCGGGTGCAGGGACGTCGGCGAGGCTGCTATGGCCTGCGGCCGAGTGCCCCGCCCTGAATGCCGTGAGCTGCCGATTGACGGTCATGATTGCGCGCACGATCGCTCCGCGAAGGCGCTCAGGCGTGACGGCCTCGCGGATCCTGAAATCCTTGCGGATCGCGACGGGATCGATGTCGGTAAACCAGCCATCATTGGTGACGACAGCTTCGGGCGCCGGATCCGCGGGCGAGGTCGGCGTAGTGTCGAAGACGAAGTCGCTCACGGCGCCAGCACCAAGGCGGGCAGTTGAGTCACCACGACAATGAGCAGCGCCAGCGAGAAGCAGGCGACGGCGGTGCCCGCAACCTGGGCGTCGCGATTGTCGCTGGTGACGAGGGCCGCGGCGCCGCCGAGCGTGCCGAGCACCGCCGCGGCGAAGCCGATCAGCAGCACGATAAGGGCAAAGGCATATCCGAGCGGCGACATGGTTTCCTCTTCTCGCCGCCGGTTACGGGGGTGGGGATCGGGATCAGACGCGGCCCACAGGCCGAAGCCCCTCCCGCGCTGCGCGATCCGCCCCCGAGCGCCGGGGGCGAGCTTATGCGCCGGTTCTCGCCGGCTGTTTCTTGGGCGGCGCGAGAAGCTTCTCGAGGCGCGTGATGCGATCCTTGGCGCCCACGCGCGGGTTGAGCGCCACGGCGCGGCGAAGGGTCTCAAGAGCAAGCGCGGCGGCGGCAGCGCGCGGGAGCGGTTCGAGCTCTTCATTATCAACGGGGCGCATCTGCTCGACGCCGATGGCTTTCTTGAGCTTGGCGCGGATCTGATCGTGCATGTCCGCCGTGGCGGTCAGCTCATCGATCCGGTTTAGGGTCGGGAGATCGAAGGCAGCGCCGGCCTGCTGAAGCTTGAGCGCGGCTTCGGCGATCTCCTCGACGATCAGCGCCGGCGCGCTGCGATCGTAGCGGGCGGGGAGCGAGAGCTTGTGGGCGAGCATGTGCTCGACCAGGGGCATCGCGGCGGCGAAGTCGCCGGTATCGATGCGCCAGATCATGATAGTGGGCAGCACGTCTTCCTCGACACCGACGCCGGCGGCGAGCAGCCCCTCGACCCATGCGGCATATTCGGGCAGCATTTCGCGCTTGGCGTCGATCTTGCGCTCGATCGATGCGATATCGCGAAGCCGGCGGAGATCAGTCTGCAGGCGCAGGTTGATCTGGGCGGCGCCGCGCTCTTCGGGTGTGCCGGGGATGGCCTCGGGTGAAAGCGCGGGGGTCGCCGCGGCGGAAATTGCGACCGCGGCGGCGAGGGTGCGGGCAATATGATCGCGAGCAAGGCTCGCACGCCCGCCTTCGATTGGTGCCTGCTCGGGTTGCCCGCCCGTCTCAACAGGAGCGACCGCCGTTTCAGACTGTGCTGCCAGGAATGCTTCCCGGTGTGCGCGTGCGAGGCTCATTGCGGTTCCTTTAGGACGGGCGGACTAGCGGCGGGGGAAGCGGGCCGATCAGGCCGGCTTCTTGCCCATGACGATGTTTTCGACGAGCGCGCAGAGGCCGTAATCCTCCACGACATAGGCCTCGTTGACGCTCTCGTAGTTTTCGATCTGGTCGAGCGCGGGCTCGTCCTTGACCATGCGGCGGCGGCTGCCTTCCTGCTCATAGATCGACAGGTTATCGAGCCGGGTGATCAGCAGCTTGCCGGCGGGGAAGCCGGGAACGCGCACTGCCTGCAGGCCGCCGATCTTCTTGGTAGAGAGCAGGACGTCACGCGCGAGCTGCTCGGTCGCCTTGTCGCCGGCGGCGTTGACGATGTTGAAATATTTGTCGTGGACCAGGTC